CTGTTGTAGGCCCTCGTTATTCCGGCGTTCAAGGTGTACTGCCCATCAGTGGCGTTGTTGCCTACTGCATCAACACCAAAATTAAGCCCCAGCCCTTCGCCAGCACCAAGTGCGGTGAGTCCTCCTGCACTAGCTGCCGTATCCGGCAAAGCGGCTAGATTATAGCCGTTCATGCTAGGTGACAGCCAAAAGTAGGGCGGATTGACACTAATACTCGCTTGGATAAGATGCACTGGTGGAGACAGCCGTAACTGTGTGTCACTGTAAGCAGTGATTAGCCTATCGCCAATAAAGGCTATGCCATAGTCAGCTTGTGATGTTCCGTCCCCAGTAATGTGCCAGACGTTGCCGTCATCTTTAATAATGGAGTTTGCCCGGCTTGATCCTGAAACATATTTCACGCCAAAAGTAGGCAGCGGCCCACCCGTGCGGGGGTCATAGGTTGGCTGTTGTGAAATACAAGCGGCAACACCTTGAACGTCATTGACAGTGATATTTGGAGTTGTGCTGGCAGTTAGTGCCCTCGGCCAGCCAGACGTTCGCTCTGCCCATGCGCCTGAGTGCGGGTCGATGAATTGAATGCCGTCTTCAGAGCCTACGATGATGTAGCCCATAGCCGCTGCTATGGATGTCGGTGCCGCAGCACTGGCCAGATCAACTGTTGCCAGCGGCGTGGTGCTGATGGCTCCAGCCGATTGTTCCGTTAAATCCCAGATGTTGATTTCTGTGTTGCTGCCCTCATCTTCAATGGTTGCCAGCATCAGGCTGGAGAATACGGACGCTTTGCTCCATGCGCCGTTCCATGCCATGCCATCAACGGAGGGGCCGAAGATGACCTGATCGACAAAATTGGCGTTGGTTTGAAGGACGCCAGCAATTGCACGTTCTGCATCAGCGCCGAAACCGGTCGCGGTTCCGCTATTGGTGATTGTCGCGCCACTAGCTATTGCAATGTCACTGCCAGATAGGGCGGTGAACGTATTGGCCGTCATGGTGAAGTCTTCGGCCCCGGCGATATCGAACCGAATGGTATCGTCGTCGTCCCCGCCTTCTTCTACCCGTATCCCGGTGTCACCATCCTGGTCTAAGAGTTTCGTAGAAGACGTACCTACACGAACCGCCGCGCCGCTGCCTGCGCCATCAGCATAAATCCAGGCCGTCTCCCCATTTTCAACAGTCGCGTTAGCCCCGCTTCCTTGCGTGAAGATAGCACTACGATTAGCCGTTAAATTATTATAAACCAAATACAGCTTATCTTGGTCATTTGGAGAAATCGTAATGGTGTTATTGCTGCCGAGATCGCCACCATCCCCAAGCACCAGCACACGGTACATGCCATCGGTTAATGTTCCGTCTGTAGTGGTAAGAGTTGTAGTTGATCCAGTTAATGTGAGAGCACCAACACCACTAACGACACGGTCAATGATATCCATGTTGGTATTAACCGTGGCTCCCCATGTACCGGACTGATCTCCCGCCGCAGGTTTCTCAATACCCTGATTTAATGTGTATGTACTTGTCATTATGCGACCTTTCTAGGCGGCTATTTTGGTCCAGTCTGGCGTTTGCGATGTACTGACCTCAGAAAAACTCGAAGTTTGTGTTGTACTGACCTCAGAAAAACTCGAAGTTTGTGTTGTACTGACCTCAGAAAAACTCGAAGTTTGTGTTGTGCTGACCTCAGAAAAACTCGAAGTTTGCGAGGCATCAATAATTCCCCATACATTAACGCCTCCTATAGCACCTGTGGCTTCAACACCTGTTACCACAACTTCAATACTCGATACAGCGGTTATAGTTCCAACGGCACCTGTACCGGCAATACCTGTGGGTGTAACTTCAATACTCGGTACGGCTACCACAGTTCCAACGGCACCTGTACCGGCAACTCCAGTCGGTACAACTCCAACCCCCGAAACGGGGGTTACTGTACCGACGGCACCCGTACCGGCAACGCCCGTTGGCGTAACTCCAACACCCGCAGCGGGGGTTACTGTACCAACGGCACCTGTACCGGCAACTCCAGTCGGTACAACTTTAGCTTCCCCAGCGGGGGTAACAGTTCCAACGGCACTTGTTCCCGCAACACCAGTCGGTACAACTTCAATACTCGGTACAGCGGTTACAGTTCCAACGGCACCTGTGCCAGCGACCCCTGTCGGTGCAACTCCAGCACCCGCAGCGGGGGTAACAGTTCCAACGGCACTTGTTCCCGCAACGCCGGTAGGCGTAACTTCAATACTCGGTACGGCTATTACTGTGCCAACGGCACTTGTTCCTGCTACACCCGTCGGTACAACTTCAATACTCGGTACGGCTATTACAGTCCCAACGGCACTTGTTCCCGCAACGCCTGTGGGTATAACCAGAGCACCTACCGTAACCGTTACAGACCCAACAGCACTTGTTCCTGCTACACCCGTTGGTGCAACTCCAGCACCCGCTGCGGGAATAACAGATCCAACAGCACTTGTTCCTGACACACCCGTCGGCGTAACTCCGGCCCCCGCAGCGGGAATAACAGTGCCAACGGCACTTGTTCCTGACACACCCGTCGGCGTAACCGCAAGACTTGGAACAACCGTTATAGTTCCAACGGCACTTGTTCCTGACACACCCGTCGGCGTAACTCCGGCCCCCGCAGCGGGAGTTAGAGTTCCAACAGCACTTGTTCCTGCTACACCCGTTGGCGTAACCGCAAGACTTGGAACAACCGTTATAGTTCCAACGGCACTTGTCCCCGCAACTCCGGTAGGCGTAACTCCAGCGCCCGCAGCGGGGATTACAGTTCCAACGGCACTTGTCCCCGCGACTCCGGTAGGCGTAACTCCAATCCCCGAATCGGCGGTTACCGTACCAGCAGCACCCGTGCCGGCAACGCCCGTCGGAACAATTTTAGCTTCCCCAACGGGGGTTACAGACCCAGCAGCACTTGTCCCCGCGACTCCGGTAGGCGTAACCGCAAGACTTGGAACAACCGTTATAGTTCCAGCAGCACTTGTTCCCGCAACGCCTGTCGGTGAAACTCCCGCGCCCGCAGCGGGGGTTACAGTTCCAACAGCACTTGTTCCCGCAACTCCCGTTGGTACAACTACAACACTTGGAACAACCGTTATAGTTCCAACGGCACCTGTTGCCGCAACACCCGTAGGAACTACTGGAATAGGTTGGCCATACAGCCCTTCACCATATTCGCCACGCCCAAATCCAGCAATTAAAGTCAAACTTTAAACCCTTACGCAATTCTAATAATTGCCGTTGATGCCGCTGCTGCTGGAAACTGAATTGTAAATGTTCCCGCTGTACTTGTTTTATTCCCACCAAAATCTAGCGAACAAACCATTTTATCACTATTCGTATCGTTATAGATCATGGCTCCTCGTGCAGTAATAGTAGCCGTGGTGAAACTTTTGTCAGCAAAATCAGCGAACCCTGTGGTTCCCGACGTGGTCGGATCTATATTAGTAAGGGCCAATCCTCCAGTAACATACGTTCCGCTAGAGGCTACTTCACCTGTAGTTGTAAAAGCAGTAGTAGTTGCTCCTAGCGCGGCTGTAGAGCTAGATTTTCCACCGCTTGAAATAGCATACAAAGCTAGTTTGAAACTATTGCCGCCAGAAGCAGAAAAATTATGCGTGGCTTTTAAAACCTCGGATTTAAACGCTGTACCCATAGCCGTTGCTATAGCCATATCAAATACTCCTAAAGTGTTTGGCTAAGTCGTCATAGCCGGTTTTTCTAAGTTCCGCGCACACTGTAGCGCGGTCCTGTTCGATTGCGAACTTCACATAATAGCACAAAATAGCTTGGATATTCTCCTTGAAAGCGTGCGCTTGATCACGTAAGGGGGCAATAGTACCATCGGACACATGGATTATCTTCTCCACAGCCATCTCAGCAACTTGATCCGCTGAAAAACCCCCGTTATCTGAGGTTCTTACCACAGCCTCGCCTACCGTAATTCCTGCATCAACAGCCAACATTACGCGGTCTCCTGTAATTCAACAAGGTTATCGTGACGGCCAAATATAATAGGCGTATCCATAGGTTCAGGAAGCACCAGTTCTGACTGTCGTGTGATTAAAAGCTCTTCATTTTCTATGTTCATTACCAAGGGGTCGTCTAACCTATGATACCCATACAGCCGTTCTTCGGGGGGGACATTTGTGTCCAATAAACTCGAACCATAAGCTACATCAATTTTCATTCCCCGGCCCACACAAAAAGATAACCAAAATTCTGTGCAGGCCCGCCCTGATTCAGCCATGTGAACATTTGTCGAATAGGAGTAATCAATACCAAATAAATGCAGCTTGCCAATCTCTTGATATGCCGCAAAAGCAACCGCATATGGAACCGTATTATTAAAATAGCATAAATTGGTGTCTTTAATGACCTCCTCCAAAGGGTAGAGAACAGCCCCAGGCACTCGATCATCTAATTGACAAGTGTATATAGGGCCTTTGTGCTTTGGTAATTCTCGTCGTAGGGCAGGGGTTTGTTTTCCAGCATTTTCCGTATCTAAAAATCTAGATGGCGGGTCCATCATAAACACCCGATCATGCTTTATGGGCGCTAACATAGAATTGATGGCCCATACCTCATCATATTCATCCCCATTAGCAACAGACAAGGTATATGCAAGTTGCGATCCACCAAGTCCGACCAGAGCTACAGATGATCCTTTAAGGGGAAGTTCTTTCACTGTACTTCTCTCCGTAAACGATCATACCTGTATTGATCTCGTATTTGCTTGCCTTCGCCAAGGTTTTTTAACCACTGTACTGACTCCACAAATTTTTTGTCATAAAACTGCAATAAATCCGGTTCCCCTTTCATAAAAGTATAGGCTTCAACTAAAGCACCGTAAAGAAGGGCCAACTCAGCATTGTCCCCAAGATAACTCGTTCCATCCCCCGTTGAAGAAATAGAAGCTGGCCTGTAGAAATAATGAAGCTCTATAGTAAGCGCAGCATTTGGAGTGGGGGCTAATAAAAAGGAACCGTTATCCCAACTTGCATAGTATTTAGGAAGGCCGTCTGTGGTTGGATTCGGAGTGTAGTCCTGTAAAAAAGAAGCATGCTTATACAACAAAAATTCATTACTAGAACCATTAACAACGCTTAAAGAAAAGGGGGCCAGAAAATCAGACGGTTTACTTAAAAACTTTACGTCTTCTGTTGTTGTGCCCGTAGAGTTTTTACGAAAAACCTCTAACTGACACTCCTTGAGAATGCGCTCCTCCGCGTTCAGGATAAACCGGGGCAACTGCGTCACAAAGGTCGCTTCAGCGTTTTCCGTGTAATCCTGTATCGCCGTTTTCAGCGTGGTAAATGTGAATGCCATGTCATGCCTCTACCGTCACAGGACCCGCAGATGCAGGAAAGCCCCCGCCAAAAATAGATCCCGTGGTTGCCGTACCACTAGCCGCGCTGAAGGTATAGGTCTCTAAGTCAACTTTTGTGACCGTATATCCCGCATCACGGGAAACTACCGCACTCGTAAACCCATCAAATCCAAGCGCGTCCCTAAAACGAACGGTGTCGCCGGTAGAGCGGCCATGCCCCGGTTCCGTCACAGTTATAACCGCACTTCCTGAAGCGCCGCTCCTGAAAGCGTCCTTCTTCAAAAGAACGGTAACCTCTTTTTCTGTCCTGTCCGGACGAGCATCTTTAAGGGCTTCCGGATCAGCGTCCACGCGACGAGGCTCCAGTTGGGGGTGCTTCTCTTCCCACTCGTCCCGGCCTACCAACAGATTGTTCCATTCCTGCTTCATTTCGCGCAGCTTGTACCGCTGCCCGGATCTGTCTGAAATGCCGTAAGCGTT